CAGAAGAGGTCGAAGCAGTAGCATGATTATAAGAAGGTGTAGTCAGGGTCATCGTATACGTATTCATAGAAATGCAACGCCGGGTGTTACTCGTATAAAGAAATACCGTGACGGCAGTACTGAAACCCTGACTTACCCTTCGTCTTATAATTATTTTGTTGATGTGGATGGTAGTGTAGAAAAGAGAACAAATAGTTTTAAAGCAGCTGAAGAGTTTTACGATGCTGAGTGCGCTAAGAAGCATAGCGATACGCATGGCCGGTTGATAATAGGTAAGACTAAGCTTATAAATGGAGTGGCAACAGTAAAAGCTGACTATCCATCAGCATCAGATTCTAAAAATACTATAAAAGAATTTTTGAGTGTAAGGAATATTGAATATTCTGAAAGTGCCACTAAAGACGCTTTGTTGGATAAAGCTAGTGAATATGGATGGTAATATGAGATATGTAATGGGAGAACTGGTATCTAACACTACTATTATAAAAGATGGTGTTGATTTAAAAGAAAGATTTCATAATGTTCTTGACAACCATCCACTTACTCAAAAGTGGTCGGATGGCGTTAAGGATATGATTGCTCTAAAGTTTTATGATGAAGTAATGAAAGATGCCTAGGTAAAAATGCAGAAAAAGATAATAGCGGAACGTCAAGATAGGATTTCAATAGATACTCCTTATGGAACTATTGAATCTGACTCTGGCAATCATTTCGTTGATATAGCGACAGTAGTTCTTATTATACTTGTTTGTGCATTATTAAAGCTTAAAGGAGCGCTATTACTAAAAAGGATGTTTAATAAATAATGGATGTAGGGGTATTAAATGAACTTGGATATTTTGAGGTAATCGAAATATCAATTTGGTTAGGTCTAATGTATTATGGAAAATGCTGGATAGATAATAGGTTTAAATAGAAATGAAGAATTTAATATTATTAATTTTATTATTACTTCCAATATCATGTAGCGATGATTATATGATAATGGAACGTAATATAATTGATGCTGAAAATAATGTACCTATATATTTTTTCGCAGACGCAGAGCAGGCAGATGGCACTAATTCATGGCGACCTGTCTTTACCTATTATATATATTTAATGGATGAGGGTGAGTATGATGCTTACTTTCATGCTTATTGTGTACAGGGTGATTCTGTAATATGGTCAGGCGTACAGCCGATTAAAATAGAGGGGGGTAAGAAAATTTGGGGAGAGTATGTTAGCAGTGCTAGTTTTGCACCTGATAACATAGCCAATGTTACTCCGATGGCATATGTAAGTGTGGAGTATGAATAATGTTAGAAACATACGCGGAATACGGAGCAATAGGAGTTATAATACTTTTGTTTGCTGCACAGATAGTTTTTATGCAGAAGACGCTAATGAAGAAACTGCATGAGATAGAAGAAATGACTATTAAACTCATAGACCGCTGGAACCGTTCTGATGAATCAAGGGACAGGCGCCATGAGGATATGATGAAAGAAATTAATGACCTTAGTGATGATATGAATTTTATGAAAGGTAGGATAAATGGTAAATGAAAAAGATGAAGAAAACTAGTATAGGACATGGCCGTGGTACTAAAAGAAAATTCAAGAGCTATCGTGGACAAGGAGGGAGAAAGCGATGAATCACAAGGAAGTTGAAAACTATAGAGCTGGCGTACAGTCACGGTTGGAAGAATTAACATTAATGAGCGCTAAGCAGGGCTCTGATATTAATCATATTAAAGATTCAATGGATGAAGTAAAGGTATTAATCAAAGAACAGAATGGTCGAATAAGAGTATTAGAAAGTAGCATGTCAGGCGTCAGAGCCATAGGCGGTATGCTATCTGTTATATTCTCTGGATTATTTGGCTATATATTCACGAAAGGGTAAAACATGGATTTATTAAAAGATAACTGGCAGGTGGTACTGGGTACAGTTGTAGCTCTAGGAGGAGCCGCTTATATCCCATTTGTCAGGGGCTTATTAGTTAAAGGAGCTAAGGTATGTCTTAGCGAAGCATTCTTGAAAGAGATGTTTTTAAGCTTAGCCGATAAGTATGTTAAATCAACTAAGACAAAGCTGGATGACGCTTGGCTTGGTCAGTTAAAAAAGAAACTATAAATAATAGTATGCTTAATCAACCGCAAATCAAAGACCTTATAGAACGTATTCTAAAGAAGATGGGGTTGTATTCCCCGGAAGCCTTAGACCTTGTATACAAGACTGGAAAGGTAGAAAGCGGGTATAAGTACCTAAGACAGATAAAAGGGCCAGCAAGGGGCCTTTTTCAGTGCGAGGCATGGGTCGCAGTAGACATATGCAAGAACTATTTGCATTATCGCAAAGACCTGATGCATAAGGTTGCTGAATCTGCTATGGTTAAGCTGTCTTATTTTGTAGACCCCAAGGAAGCTGACTGGGATTTTATATTGGAAACTAATATTGCTGCTCAAATAGCTATGTGTCGTTTACACTATAGACGCATACCTAAGCCATTGCCGTCAAGCGCTAAAGGTCAGGCTAAGTATTGGAAGAAGTACTACAATAGTATGGCTGGCAGAGGAACAGTGGAAGACTTTTTAGTGAGGTCAGAGTAGTGCCTAAGCAGACATATACAATGAACAATTTCTCAGGTGGTATAAACAATCTGAAAGACCCACGCGATTTGAAGGATAATGAACTTGCTAATGGTGTAGATATAATGATAGATAAACAGGGAGCTATACGTACAAGGGGAGGCGAGACTACATATAGTAGCACTATTGATAACCAAGGAGCTAATGTTTCGGCAGGTTATGGGCTTGGTATATTTGAATCTGACTTTGCATTAGAAAGTGCTTCTTTTAAGACTTCTGGTAGTAGTAATATTACTTTCTCTGGTGCGGTTATAACAATGCCAAGCG